TAGAAATGTATACACAATGTATAGCGCGTGCTGATCGCAAGGGTCAGGACTCTGACAAAGTTACTGTGGTACACATTGAATCAAGCCCGATTGAGAAGAAGCTCTTTAAGGCAATGAATACAAAAGTTTCCGATCACGCTTTGCTTGTCGGCATGTTCGACAGTGAAGTAAAAAATATTTAAGAAAGGAGTTGCAAATCAATTCAGTCGTGCTATGCTGTCAAACCATTGACAATAAAATAATTCAAGGAGAAGTAAATGTTAAACATAGATGATGAGGAACCTGCTCCTCAGGAAGCACCGACAGACGTCACTGTCCCCATGGACAAGTTGGCGAAGGTGTACCGCAGGATGCAGTCACGCGTACAAGAGTTAACCGCTCAGTACGAGTCTGAGATCGAGGACATCAAGCGTCAGCAAGACGTTGTGAAGATCGCGCTCAAAGACCAGATGCTCAAGCTTGGCGTATCAAGTGTACGCACAGACCAAGGCACAGTAGTGCTGTCTACCAAGACACGCTACAACACACAGGACTGGGACTCGTTCAAAGAGTTCATCAAGGAACATGATGCGTTGGACTTGTTGGAGAAGCGTATTGCGCAGACCAACATGGCTACGTTCTTGTCTGAGAATCCCAGTCTAGTACCCGCAGGGCTTAACTCTTTAACAGAGTACGCCATTTCAGTTCGTAAACCAACTAAGTAATCAGGAGAAAACTATGAGCAATGTAGCTCTATTCAACCCATCCCAAGCCCCCGCGTTCGCAAAGAACCGCACAGCGTTGTCCCCTATTGCCCGAGCCCTAGCCGGTGGTGCAGTCGGTGGCGGCACTAAGAGCATCTCCATCAAAGGCGGTGTGTTTCGTTTGAACGAAGGCGGCAAAGAGATTGCCGCTATCGAAGAGCGCTACCTCGACGTAGTGATTGTCAATGCCGCGCCTGATGTTTCACGCGTGTTCTATGCCAAGGCTTACGATGGTGAAGCCAGCGCTCCCGACTGCTGGTCACAAAACGGCAAGGTGCCTAGCCCCGAGGCAAGCAACCCACAGCACAACAAGTGCGATGGATGCCCACAGAACATCGCCGGTTCTGGTCAGAACAACAGCCGCGCCTGCCGCTTCCAACAACACATTGCTGTAGTGTTGGCCAATGATATGGAGGGCTCTGTGTTGAAGTTGACTGTGCCTGCCAAGTCTGTCTTTGGTAAGGAAGATGGTGACAACCGCGCTCTGCAAGCGTACGCTCGTCACTTGGGTGCGCAGAACATTGACCCGTCTGAGGTCATCACCCGCATGAAGTTCGACACCAAGTCGGAAGCGCCCAAGCTGTTCTTCAAGGCTATGCGTTGGTTGACTGATGACGAGTTCCCAACTATTCAACAACAAGGCAAGACAGATGCCGCTGTTAAGGCTGTGACAATGGCTTTCTCTAAGACTGACAGCGTTGCCGCCCCTGCGCCTTTGAAGCTTGAAGGTAAGCGCCCTGCCCCTGTGGTTGAGGAAGAGGAAGCACCCGCACCCAAGCCTAAGACTAAAGCCAAGGCCGCACCACTGCCCGCAGAGGATGATGAGGAACCCGTAGTCCGCAAGGAAGAGAAGAAGCCCAACGCTGTGCCCAAGGCGAAGGCTGACTTGTCTGCCATGGTGGACGACTGGGATGAAGCTGAGTAAAGGAAATCGGGGGCTTCGGCCCCCATCCAACCATGCCATATTCACCACAAGTAATTAGCGCAGTCAAAAAAGCGCCTAAGACGTTGGGCAACCAACTCGGGCGTTGGGCTGTGCATCACGACTTCTCTGCCATCAAGATAGCCAAAGTAACGGGAGCCTCTCGGCAATCTGTTTACAACTGGTTCAATGGCGGTGAAGTTTTCGTAGCTTACCGACCAACAGTCGAAGCAATCCTTAAAATTTTACAAGCGTCCAGTACGGGCGAAGAAGCTTGGAGACGAACATGCAAAGCATTCAACCTAGAAACTTGAGCGACGAAGAGATACTGCGTCAGGTATACCTGATGGGTAATGAGATGCTACCTAAAGAATGGGTGGAGGTTCTGTGTGAGCGCTTTGCCAAAGCACTCGACTGGTATCAAGACCGCTACGATGAAGGCTTTGCTGATGGCAGTGGCAACGGCTTAGAACACGGATACAAGCGTGGATTTGAAGAAGGTTTTGCCGCAGGCGTAGATCACGCAAACGACCCCGAACTAAAGTAACCAAAGGACAAACATGACATCCGCTGAGTTTTTAGCGGTGGTTTTGCCGTCCGAAGGTTTTGGCCTTTACTGCGCGGTAGAACTCACAAAAAAGAAGGAGCATGTGTATGCGGCAAAGATTGAGGAACTCATCCCGACGATTGAGCAGTGGCACGCCAACAACTACGACGTCTTCTACGGGCTAGCTACCTTTGACAAGAAGCGCGGCGCTGAAGAAGCGCAGTACCTTAAGTCGTTCTTTGTTGACTTGGATGGGTACGCTACCAAGAAGGCGGCGGCTGATGCGCTGATTGAGTTCCTGACAAGGTCTGGGCTTGATGCGCTAGGTACGCCGTGGGTGGTTGACTCAGGCGGGGGCTTGCATTGCTACTGGCCGCTGAAGGACGAGATTCCTGCAACTATATGGAAACCTGTTGCTGAGAACCTGAAGCGTCTGTGCAAACAGGAAGGCTTCAACATCGACATGACGGTGACAGCGGACACTGCGCGTATCTTGCGTGTGCCCGGAACTGCCAACAACAAAAAGAAGTATGCGACGCCGCGCCCTGTCCGAATAGTCCAAGAGGGTGACATTTTTGACTTTTCGACTTTTTCGCCACTTGTTTATGAGAAGCTTGAGGAGGTGCCTGCACCCCCTGCACCCAAGATAGACCTGCCCGGCCAACGCCCGACTGCACAGACACGCGGTCAGGTTAAGCTGATACAGGATAGCTTCACTGTGTTTGGTAACTTTGAGAACCAGTGCGGTCAGATTCAAGACTACATTGCCACGGCATCGGAAGATGGCAAGGAACCCATTTGGCGTGGAATCCTTTCTTGGGCAAAGGTGTGTACCGATGGTGCGGAGAAAGCCGTATGGTTGTCAGACATGCACCCGTACCCCCATGAGCGCATGCACCAGAAGCTTGCTGAGATCAAAGGGCCATACGCGTGCATGAAGATGGACAGCGAGAACCCCGGAATCTGCACAAAATGTAAGCACTGGGGCAAGATCACCAACCCCCTGATACTGGGGCGCGAGATCAAGGTGGACAACACCGCTAAAGAGATCATGCTGTCTGCGCCTGCTGAAGAAGACTTTGACGAAGCTGAACTAGACTCTGAAGAATCCTACGAGCCAGAAGATACGGGTTTACCCCTAGCACCTAGCGTGGTACGTCCTGTGCCCCCTCGTGGCTACAGCTATGGCGAGCATGGCGGTGTGTACTGCACGCGCACCGAGGAGGATGAGGAAGGCAAGAAGATTAAGAAGAATATTCAACTGGTTCCCTATGACTTGTTTGTGGTTGACCTGTTGAAGATGGAGAACGACCACTTGGTTCACATGGCCGCTGTACGGCCCGAAGGCGTGCAGACGCTTAACTTCCCACAGAAATCTATTGTCAGCAAAGACGAGACGCTCAAGTGGTTGGCTAGTCAGAACATCGTCAGTACCTTTGCGGGACACGACAAGACGCTGTTTGAGTACGTGCGCTCATGCGTGGGTGAGGCTTCTCAGAACCGCAAGCCAGTCGAGGTGCCGTTCCAGTGTGGGTGGCAGGCAGACCAGTCGTTTGTTTACAACAACCGCGTGTTTAGTAAAGATGGGCGCGAGACTCGGATACCTATGCCCGGGCTTGAGAACATCAACCGCAACACCAACGGCAAGGGCGACCTTGATACGTGGCGTCATCTGTGGAAGACGATCTTTGTGGAGAAAGAAGGCATGGAGACGGCCTTGGCTGTGGCTCTGGATTCCTTTGGATCACCGCTTATGCGCTTTACTGAGTACGAAGGCTTCGTCTGGCACATCGGCTCACAATGGTCAGGTACGGGTAAATCCCTAGTACTTAGTGCCAAGGCAGGCGTCTGGGGTCACCCCCTACGCTACCGCACAGGCAAGAGTACTTCTCCTGTTGCAATGCAACAAAGGGCGGGTTTGCTTAACAGCATGCCGCTTCTGATTGACGAGATCACCAACACCCAACGCAAAGACATGGAGTGGGCACCTGCCTTTATCTTTGACTACGCAGAGGGTCAGGGCAAAGAGCGTATGGAGTCCGGCTCGAACAAGGAACGTATCAACAACAGTACGTGGACTGCTACTTGCACGATGACGTCCAACACGAAGCTGACCGACTACATGGCGGGGGCTAGGGC